CAAGACCACTTGCCCTAACTGCCGTGACAGCCGAGGCAACCCAAAAGACAAGTCGTTATCGTGCAACCTCGCCACAGGGATGTTCAACTGCCACCATTGCGGATGGACGGGTTGCGTAGCAGAGGAAGAGGAATGGGAGAAACAGGAACGGCAGAGACAATGGATCAATGCCCACCCTTTGAAACAACAGCGCAAGGAATACACCAAGCCGAAGCCGAGGATAACCAACTCATATAGCGACAGGCTGCTTGCCTACATGAAAGGAAGGGGTATCAGTGAAGCAACACTCACCGCCATGCGCATCACCGAGGGTATGGAGTTCATGCCACAGCACGGAAAGGAAATGAACACCATCCAGTTCAACTACTACCTCCGTGGCGAGCTCATTAACACCAAGTTCCGCACGGGCGACAAGTGCTTCAAGATGGTGAAGGATGCCGAGAAGACATTCTACAACATTGACTCAATCCGTGACACAGAGGACTGTATCATCACAGAAGGTGAGTTTGATGCGCTCTCATTCTACGAGGCAGGCTACCACAACGCCATTAGCGTACCCAACGGAGCGAGTGACGGACTGGAATGGCTGCAAGACTACTGGGATGAGTTCTTTGAAAACAAGACCACCATCTATATCGCTGGTGACAACGACACCGCAGGCGAGAAGATGAAGCAAGAGTTGATTCGCCGCTTTGGGATTGAGAGATGTAAGATGGTGGAGTACAGAGAAGGATGCAAGGATGCTAACGACCATCTGATTAAGTTCGGGAAGGAAAGCCTACGGCAATGCGTGGAGAACGCAAAGGATATCCCAGTATCGGGAATCTTCACCGTCTCCGACATCGAACCGCAGATTGACCTACTCTACTACTCTGGCGGTTTACAGCGAGGAGCAACGATAGGGCTGCCTGACTTCGACAAGTTATGCTCGTTTGAGACAAAGAGGCTTTGTATCATCACAGGCATACCAAGTCACGGCAAGAGCGAATGGCTTGACGAGATGGTGTATCGGCTTAATATCCGCTACGGATGGAAGTTCGCCTACTTCTCACCAGAGAACGAGCCTTTGGAACTGCACCTCGCTAAGTTGCTTGAGAAGTTCGTCGGCAAGAAACTTGGGAAGGACACAATGCCTTACCAAGAGTACGACTATGCGAAGAAGCATATTAACAAGAACATCTTCTTTGAGTTGCCAGAGGACAACTTCAAGTTGGAGAGCATCCTGTCACTCGCAAGGGTATTGGTGAGGCGCAACGGCATCAAGGGTCTCATCATTGACCCTTACAACTACCTTGAAGCCGACATGGAGAAGGACGAGAGCGAGACGAAATACATCAGCCGCCTCTTGGGGAAGATGAAGATATTCGCCAAACTCAACGACATCATCATCTTTCTTGTGGCGCACCCGACCAAGATGCAGCGCAACAAGAGTACCGGGCAATACGACCCTCCTACCCTCTACGACATCAGTGGCTCAGCTCACTTCTACAACAAGACAGACTTCGGTATAACAGTCTACCGCAACTTCGAGGAAGATTATACATCGGTCTATGTGCAGAAGGTTAAGTTCCGTCATCTTGGAGAAAAGGGAATGGCGATGTTCAAGTACAATGTCAACAACGGAAGATACACTCCGATGCCGACCATACCTGATGAAACCGTCCGATGGGATAACAGCAACCATCTAATTGGCTCAATAAAAGAGCAGGAGGTCGAGGCTGAAAAGAAATCCGTAATCAACTTCGTCATTCCCGTGGAGCAAGAAGAAAAACAACAATTCTGGTGGAACGATCCTGAGGATAATGAGCCACCATTCTAAAACAAAACCATGACCGAAGAAGAACGCGCCATCTACTACCGCCATCGGCAAGAGTACAAGGAGAAATCTGAGGAAAAACACAAGGAGATAGCAGAATGGCTTGAAAATTACAAACCGAGAAGACAATGACCAAACACTACATCACATCAGACACCCTTAATGTCGGCGACTACACCGAATACAAGGGAGACATCTACATCGCAGAGAAGGCACCCAAGGGTAAGCCCTGCATCACCAAGTGCCAGGCTCTCCGTGGCGACCGATGCACAGGCGTATGCCTGCGCTTCCGTAACTTCAAAGACTTCGTGCTGAAGAAAGCGCGCCCCTACGAGGACTGCATCACCATCGTAGAGACGCAGTTCGCCAAGTCATGCCGCGAGATGATGGAGAGACTTAAAGCACCGCTGCCCACCGAACAGAAGAAAGGAGAATAAATGGACTCAATACCGAAACTATCCTATCCCGACAGTATAAGGCTGATGAAGGAAGCCTGCAAGCGGGATCAAGCCATTGATGAACTGGTGCAATACCAAGTCTGCAAGGACAAGGAAATTGCGGTCAAATTGACGAACAAACTACTCTACGAAGCCGCAGAGAAGCAGGGCGTGAGTCTATACACGGTTTGTTTCAACTTCGTTCCAGACATAAAGAGAGAATGGAACATGGAGAAAAACACGATAGACTACGAAGCAACCCTTAAACCATTGCAGTTCGACTTTGAACACGATGGCGGCTATTGGAAGAACAAATACTACGAACTGAAAAAGCAGATACAAGAACTAATCAATGAAAATCGGACTGATTGATGTTGATTCTCACAACTACCCCAACCTTCCGCTGATGAAACTTTCAGCCTTCCACAAGGCACAAGGCGACCAAGTGGATTGGTACACGCCATTCGACCATTACGACATCGTGTATAAGTCGAAAGTGTTCACCGACAGCGAGGACTTCAACGAGTACATCAATGCCGACAAGGTGGTGGAAGGCGGCACGGGCTACGCCATCAACGGAGCAGGTGGCGAGACCTACCGCAAGGAGCAAGACCCCCCCCTACCTGATTATGTTGAACATATCTATCCCGACTACTCAATCTATAACATCACCGATACAGCTTATGGATTCCTTACAAGAGGATGTCCGCGAGGCTGCTCGTTCTGCATCGTCGGCAAGAAAGAGGGATTGAAAAGCCGCAAGGTCGCCGACCTCAACGAGTTTTGGAGAGGGCAAAAGAACATCGTCCTCAACGACCCGAACATCTTGGCTTGTATGGATTGGCCTGACTTGTTAGACCAACTGCAAGAGAGCAACGCCTATGTGGACTTCAATCAAGGCTTGGATATTCGTTTTATGACCGAGGCGAAAGCGATAGCCATTTCAAAGTTACGCATCAAGGAGATACACTTCGCTTGGGACAGATACGAGGACAAAGACAAAGTGCTTCCGAAACTTGAACTCTTTGCCGATGTAGCCTCGCCGAATATTCACAAGAAGCAAGTACACAACGCCATCGTCTATGTGCTTGTAAACCACACCTCCACTTGGGAGCAAGACTTGGAGCGCATCTACACCCTGCGTGATATGGGCTATTGGGCTTATGTGATGATTTACGACAAGGCGAACTGCGATAGGAAGTACATAGACCTTCAAAGGTGGTGCAACAACCGATTCATCTTCGCCAAATGCCCTCGCTTTGAGGACTACAACAAGATACCACAAGAAACAACAAACCAATTAAAACTATTCTGAAATGAAAAACTCAATGTACGGTCAGTTAGACCTCACAAAATTAGGGCAGATCGCCAAGCAGCAGCCCGGCCTCGTCAAAGAGGTTCAGTTCAAGGACGGAGTTCACAAACTCCTCAACATCTCTCTACTCGAATCGGAGCAGCCTGACAAGTTCGGCAACACCGCCACAATCAGAGTGGACTGCAAGAAGGACAGCCAAATCACAAGCGTCAGTTACTTTGTGGCGAACATGAAACCGAGCCAGTTTAACACCGAGATGCCAAAGCAAGACTTCCCCACTCCGTCATCCACCGACTACGACCCAGATTTGGGCTTCTGACCACCAAACAAGCCCTCTGCTTCGCTTTCCGACACCAAGATGATAAATGTATCAACTCGGAGAAGAAAACGCGGCAGAGGGCATCAGGATTAACTCACAAAGCACAATACTATGAACACGAACAACACCAACGAAGAATACATCAACGAAGAGTCGGCTGCTACCCAATGCAACCGTATCCTTGAACACTTGAAGAAAGGATTGACCATCACGAGTCTCGAAGCCTTGCAGATGTTCGGCTGCATGAGGCTGGCATCACGCATCTCCGACCTCCGCAAGAGAGGAGAGAACATCGTCGTTGAGAGAGTCAAGACCAACAGCGGCAAGCGTGTCGCGCAATACAAGATTGCATGAGCCGACAACACAAGACCGGGCAACTCTCGCAGAAGGATGCGAAGGCTGCATTGCAGAGGCAGATTGCAGATGCTATGTACAACAGCCTTGAGGAAGCGGAATACCGCTACATGAGCCATGTGGCTACCATCCTTGACTTCGTGTTCCAATACGGCAGCGTGTCGCTGGAGGACTTCATCGAACACTTCGATGGCAACAACTGCGAGTTCACAATCAAGTTGCGCAACAAGGCGAGGGTGGCGATGAAAGCCTGTGATGACTTTATGACCTACTTCGAGCCGCTCATCCATCCTGACAACAAGGACGATTGGAGCAACGACTATGGTCAGTTCCAATATGCCCTTGACAACTGGTTCAACCACGACCGCCAGTCCTACGACAAGTGGAGCAATGCCGATAGAGCCAGGGAGATTAGCAGAGCGGCAGCCTTGCGATACCACGATCCACACGAAACCAATATGCAGCGCACCTTTGAGGCGGGTTTCCGCGAGGGTGCCGCCTATGCAGACCTACATCCATTCAAAAAAGAAGAGAAATGAACCAAGTATTGAAGGGGATTGGATAAATCGTATTGAAAACGTCCGCCTTTATCTCCGTCCAATGTCAAGTATGACTGAGGAAGAAGAAATATACTATAACACAGTTTATACAACATTAAAATTCTATAAAAAGGAAGATTGGCTTAATGCACATCATTTCGACTATCGTGGCTTAATAGAAAAAGGATTGGCACTTGAAGCACCTGAAGGAATGTATAAATAAAGTAAATATGTCTGATTACAGATGGCAACACAACCCAAAATTAGATTGGAGTAACATGAGTTACGAAGAATTTGTGGACATTTTGGAAGACATAATTAAATCAATAAAGCAGAAAGATAAGGAAGGAGGTGAGAAATGTTCGATAGAGAACTCTACCGACTGAAATGCAAGCATCTCGGATGCGAGGACATCTGCCTAAAGCAAAGCGGATACTACGGAGGCTTGTGGTACAAGAACCAAAAGACGGGCGAGGAGGGTTACAGCGGTATGCACATGACATTCGCTTGTAGCGGAGATTGCCCAAGAATGAAACGATACGATAAACTACACAAGGAGGACAAGAAATGAACCACGATATAATTTGGAAAGATATAAAAGGATACGAGGGTGTCTACGAAATATCTAACAACGGAATAATCCGCAGAGTAATAGACCATGCTCCCAAGAAACAACACTTGGATAATGTTGGATATTATGCTGTCAGTTTATGGAAAGATGGAGTAGGGAAACTAATAAGAGTCCATAGGCTACTCGCAGAAGCGTTTATTCCTAATCCACTAAACCTACCTTGTATAAACCATAAAGATGAAAACAGGGCAAATAACAGCCTTGACAATCTTGAATGGTGTACGAAAGCATATAACAATACCTACGGTGGAAAGATTGATAGGATGAGAAGTAAAAAGAAAAAATCAATCCTACAAAAAGATAGAAAAGGTAATGTTGTGAAAGAGTGGGATTCTATAAAGTCAGCGGCGGCGACATTAGGAATCAACGAAACACAAATATCTCGCTATGCACGAGGCGTAATAAGAGGTTTGTATAATGGTTTCTACTGGGAATATAAAATTCCACAAGTTTATAAGGAACGGAAAGGGAAAAGAATTGGTAAATTTGATTTAGAT